ACGGTATAGCAGAGGTTAGCCACCAGATAAAACTTATGGCTATGGAACTTGACCTTCCTGTTATTCTTTTAGCACAGGTCAACAGAGAGGGAGCAAAGCGTGAGACTGGCATTACCTTGTACGACTTGAAGGACTCTGGTGACATCGAGAACGACGCAGACATTATCCTGTTGCTATGGCCTAACGGCACAGATACAAAGGAAGCAACAGTCTACGATGATCCAGTCAACGGCACACACATATCTATCAAATACAATGTAGCAAAGCAACGTGAAGGAGAGCGTGACCAGTATGGCAAGTTCGTCTTCCAAAACCACATAGGCAGGTTCAGTTAATCTCACTAACATAAATATGACACAGCAAAACCTAACACAGAAGCAAGCATATCACCTCTACTTAGAGGGTCTTACATACCAACAAATCGCTGACGAATACGGAACAAGTGCAGAGGCTGTGCGCTCCAAGATAAGACGATACAAAGCCACAATACCAGCAGCAATGGGAACAGAAAGAGTTCTAATTATAGGAGATACTCATTGTCCTGCTATGCACCCTGGATACATAGAGTTCTTAATATCTATCTTTCACAAGCACAAGTGTACGCGCGTTGTTCACATAGGTGACCTAGTGGACTGGAACGCTATTAGCTTCCACGAGAAAGACCCAACTATGCCTAGCGCAGCAGACGAGTTTGTAGCGGCCTCTAGGCAAGTTAGAGCCTTGCACAGAGCGTTCCCAGAGGTAGACTACCTTATTGGTAATCACTCCGCTCTACCAGAGCGCAAGGCACAGAGCGTTGGACTACCACCAGAGGTAATACTTAACTTTAAAACACTATGGGGACTTGACGGATGGAACATACACCCTAGATTCACAGATCTAGTAATTGATAATGTTATATACAGGCACGGAGACAAAGAGAAGGGTGGACAGATGTCAGCACTAAAGAATGCACAGGCTCAGTTCAAGTCTCTGGTTATGGGACACCTACACGCACAAGCCGGCATCAACTACCACGCCAATCAAGATGACATAGTCTTTGGTATGAACGTAGGCTGTGGCGTAGATCACGATCATCCTGCTATGAACTACGGACGTATATACGCTGCCAAGCCTATCGTAGGCTGTGGTGTAGTTTATTCTTCCAA